CAGAAATTATACCTAGGTTTTTTTCATTATAATCTAAAAGGTCCATGTTGTCAAGCGATTTCTTCTTTAGGATTCAAGAATGCCTTTTCTGCAAGCGTTAATGCCAAATCACCTTCAGGTTCTAAGAATGCTTCGATGCCTTTTGGCTTTTTGGCATTTTTCTTATCTGCCTTTTTCTTGGATTGTCCAAGTTCGTATCCTTCAATGAATTCTGCAATGTTTTCATACAATTCAAACTGCTTAGTGCCTCCTGAATCTAAATCCTGCATCTCATACTCATCTAGGATACCCATCTGAGCTGTAGACTTGTACTTGATATATGTTTGCTTCTTTTCTTTCTGGATGCGTCTAAGGAATGCAAAGTATATAATCTGTGTGAAGTATGCAAATGGATTGGAAGACTTAGTTGGATCAAAGTTTTCAAAATACATTAGACAGTTTTCGATACCATCAGAAATCATCTCATCTCTGTAGGAATAACTAATGAAGTTTGGTTTATGTGATAGACCTTCGGCAATTTTCATCCAGCATTCACCAATATAATTTGGTATTGGTTCTTTTGGATTCTTGGATTTACGTTCTTTGTATGCCAAAAGTTCCTGTAGGAAGGTTGCGTTGTTAATGTAATGTTTAGAGCTCATGCAAGTATACCAAAATAAGTGTTGACAAAAGGGCTTGACTAATGTTAGTCTCCCGGTGTTGACCATTGAAATTAATGAATTACCTTTTCTTCTGGATCCAATTCAATAAAGGCTTTCATCATAAGGTCTTTAACTTTTTCAGGTAAACTGGCGTCATCTTCGCCTTCTTCTTCAGCAAGTTGATCCACAGAGTTTTCATAGTATTCGGCGAATTCTTCTCTTGGTGTTGTCATAAAAACCACATCTTTTGATAAGATAACAACTTCGTTCTTTTCTACAAACTGAATTGGCAAATAAGGTGCAAGAGTGATATGAGAAACCTGTCCTCGATTTTGAATCTGAAATTCCATTGGATTTATAAACAGAAATTCTCCCGTTCTAAGTTCATCAATAACAGACACAACATCTGTTCCGTCCAAAAGTCTGATTACTTTGATGTTATTCATTTCTTTAGTCCTATCTTATAGGTTTTAAAAGGGAACTTCTCATCAGTATATATCTTCACTCTTTCAACGAAATGTTTCAATGTAAAATTCATATGTTTCTTATAACGTAAATCATCTGCAATATCATACAGAGTTGCCATTTCTTTTCCTTCATTCTGTCTCAATCCTCGTCCAATTGATTGGAGGTTTCTGACTCTACTTTTAGAAGGTGAAGCAAAAATGATATTATGCAAGTTACGAATATTAATGCCAGTGCTGAAAGTACCAAAAGAAGCGACCACAATAGCATCATTTTCCGTCTCCATAATTTTCCTAATACTCTCTCTATCGTCAGTTTCCGTTTTACCTGAAATGAAAAAAACCTTTCGTTCACCGATTTTCTCGGTGTTCTTAATCATATCATAGAGGATTTGTCCATGCTTGGCAACCATTTGATAAAGTATAAGTGTATTATTACCTAAACTAACCGCAAGATTCTTGATAAACTTATTCCGTTGTTCGTTCGCAATCAGGTATTGTATTTCTTCCTGATAATCTTTATCTTTCATTTCCAAGCAAATTTCATCTGGATGTTTCAGAATGAGACATTTTATCTCAAATTTTGACAGTTCATTCTTGTCAATCAACTCTTTTGTCGTTATAACGCGCTTGGTTGAACCGAACAGCCCTTCTAATACTAACTTGTGCGTCTTAGTGCCGTCGAGCGTTCCAGTGAGTCCTATTCGATACTTTGCGTTGGTACATGCAGTTAAAATGCTTGTAAGTGATTGTGCCTTGAATAAATGCGCTTCATCACCAATAACATAGTCAAATTGTTCAAAATATTCTTTAGGCATCTGATATAACGATTGCCATGTAGAAATGGTTACAGCTTTGTTGGTAACTTTATCTTTACCCTGATAAATTCTGTGGACGTGTTCGTGGTTTTCAAAATCTGTTTCCCCTGCATAATCACCAAAGTCAGAAAATAATTGTTCAACCAAAGAAGTTGTTGGAACAATAATCAATCCTTTTAATTTTTGATAGTCCATCAACTGTCGAACAATCAGATATATGATGAGTGATTTACCTGATGCTGTAGGAGATAACAATAAAGCTCTGCGAGTTTGCATTGCATGACAGAATGCATCCACCTGATGGTCTCTTATTTCAATTTTTTTACCCCTTGAAGAAAGTTGCAAGTTATCTGCAAACTTCTTGGCGTGATATACTGAGAAGTCATCTTCAATATCTAAATGTGCCGAATCTTGACTGTAACCAATCGTATAATCTCTAGACTCACAGAATTCTTGGAGGTATTTTATTAACCCAATGTATATTTGATTTGTTCTTAGGTCTAATAGGCGAATTTTGCCATCCCATATTCTATTACGGAACGCCGGTACAAACTGATAACCTGGAACAAAGAAGGTAAAGAACTCCGAAATTTCTTGTGAGATATGTTTCTCACATTTTAGTTTTAGATATACTTCATTTACTTTGGAGATATATACATGATTATTGTCCTCCAATGAATCTCTCCCATGCAATATATTCTCTTAGTTGCCATGTGCGTTGTTTTAATTCACCCATTATGGATTCAACAACTGACACCACTTCCTCATGATACATTTTTTTCTCAAGTAATTTGATTAAATCGTTATCTGATTCTAAGTAGGTGGGCATATCAGATTTAAGAGTGTACCCAAACTGTTCCCAACCATATTTTTCAAGTTCATCTTTGTCCATCTTTCCTGAGTAGTATTCATACTTAATTTTACGCATACGGGTATATTCAAAATGAATCCTTTTGGATGCAATTTTGTGTTTGGTGAGTATAGACAAATACTTGTTGTGTAGTTTGGGTATCTTTAGAAGTTCTTTGCCAGGTTCTGTCTGGTCTACTTCTGAGTCGGCTGTCCAGTATTCTAAAATTTGTTCAAGGTTTTCCATAATATAAAATAAAAAGTTAAGCTGGTGTTATTTCAAAATACTCGTATTGAAAGGTTGCAGTTGCTGTTACAATAGTGTCTGCACTTAATTGTGTATCGAATTTAATATCCGAAATTGAAAGTGGAAACATTCTATGGTAGTTCACCCTCAACAATGGATTATTTAAGGCGGACATAATAGTCAAAGTTGCGTCTGAATAGTAACTGTCACCAGTAGTATATTCATTCTGTAATCTGTTAAGCCTATTTCTTTCATCCATACTTTTTGGTGAACCGATTGCCAACAACCATTTATACAGTTCATTCCAAGATTGCAACTGTTCATCTACAATAAACGTCACATCGAACTCATTGTATGATAGTTTGTTTCCTGCGATAGGAACATCACGCAATGGTGTTGGAAATGTAGCTGAACCTAAAGATACACCAGGTAAATTTGCTTCTTGACAAAAATACTGAACCGTAGGTAATCTTTCAAACGCCAAGATAAACTTGGACGATTGTAACGGATTTGTATTCCCTGGTGTTCTTGTTAAAGCTGTCATTACTTAACTTTTTTGGTGTATTGACGTTTTTTCTTTTGTGCTGGTTTTGCAGGAGTTTCAACAACCGCTTCAACAACTGGTGTTTCAACAATTGGTGCAACAGGTACATTAGGTGTGGTTACTGCATCCAATGGATGCTCAAATTTGGATTCTTTTTTTGAGAAGAAAGATTTAATGAATTTAATCATGTTCATTTCCTTTATAGATTAACATACACCTATTTAGGCGCCAAAAAAAAGGGAACTCGAAAGTTCCCTTTTAAATACCTCTCTGTGGAGGTTCCCTGATTACATTAGGTTTTTAACTGCAAATAGACGGTAATACACATTTGCTTGTGAATTTAGTTTACCGTTGCCTTGTGTTAGACCTTCTGCGAATGGGTTTGCAACCATTCCGTAACGAGTCTTGAATCCAATTTTTGGTTGGAATGTGAACTGGTCAACTGCACGAACCATTTGTAGAGGAACGTATGGGCAGTAGAATAGACCAGCGTCATAAGGAGATGAACCCTTATAACCGATTGTAACCAATTCTTGGTTAGATGTGTAACCACCATAATATGGATCGATGTACACTTTGATACGACCGTGCAACATACCTGCAAAGGTGTTACCAGTGTCATCAACTTGTAGGTCAGCTTGCAAAGCAGGTGTGTAAGAAAGAACACCAGCCATTGCCATCGCAGAAGCAACGTCAGATGAAACAATCATCACGTTACCTTTACCACGACGAGTTTGTTTTGCAATCACGTTTGCATCACGTTCAACTTGGAAAATCAAGCCTTTGAAACGCTCAACAGACCAACGGCCGTTAGAGTCAGTGTCTAGGTCGAAATAACCAGCAGTAGTTGTACCGTATTGAGCACCAATTTTTGCTACGTTGTAGATGGTACGGATAACTTCACGGTTGATTTCAGCAAGAATCTCAGTAGAAAGAATGTTGCTCAATTCTGTTTCAGCATCCAAACCGTGGATAGCTTTCAAGTCTTGTGCAAGTTCTAGTGAGTATTCAGCTTTCAACGCACGGGATTGAGCAGTAACAGTAACTTTCTCGATAGAGAATGCCATTTGTTGGAATGCTGCACCTGCTTCTGAACCTAACAATTCTGCGTTAGCTGTTGGCATACCGATACCTGATGTGGTATTAGAAGAACCAGAAGCGTTAACTTGGAAGTTGTTTGCGGTGTCAGTTGCTGTTGTACCAGTGAAACCATATGGATTCAACGCAGAACCCATACCAGAGAACATGGTATTAGCTTCGTTGTAGAATGCTTCTGGGTTACCTGAACCTTGGCCTGTGTAACGAGCACGCATTGCGAAAATCAAACCTGTAGGACCAGTCATTGGTTGAACACCAGCAACGTCATACGCAATTAGATTAGGCAATGAACGGCGAACCAAGCTGATTAAGATTGGGTCAAAGTTAGAGACACCACCAGCTACGTTTGTAGGACCGTTGTCTGACAATGTTTCATTCAGAGCTTGGCGGTCTTGACGCATTGCTTGGTGTTGGTTTTCCAAAACAAGTGCAGTAACTGCTTTCTTGTATGGGTCTTTAATGGATTGTAGTTCTGGATGTTCCAAAACTGGAGCCCATTTTTGTTGTAGTTCTTCTGTCATATACATGAGGGTTTTCTCCTTAGTGTGAAATTGATTTTTTATTTATCACTTTAGTGATTTAGAAATACCGGCGACATATTGGTCGATTGAAGAATCAGTAGAACGCGGTGTCTTCTTTTCTTCTTCGATTAAAACTTCATCATCTAAAGCTGAATCCGTTGCAACTGTGTAGTCTTCTTTGAAATACGAAGATTTCAGAGTTTCCAACTTGGTTGCGAATTCATCTTCCGTAGTAAATTCCACACCCTCTGCGAGTGATTTTAATTTTTCTACTTGAGTTTGTGTCAAGCCTTCGCACGCTTCATAAA